CTATTTCATCTCAGTCAACCCAGACGGAAGATGGCTCATGGACAAGTTCAATGCCAACCTTGGCACTGCGGTTAGACGTGCTTTGGCTAACAAAAAGTCGATGGGTGGTAAGATTGAAATTGTCGTAAAGTCTGGAAGGCCAGTCATTTACAGCATAGGTATTGAGATGTCCATTGTAGGTAAGTCTATCTTCTCTTCCTTCTGATGCCCACTCCCGACCCCAATCCGCAGACTTATCCGCCTTATGCTAATCAGGCGTATGTGACAGTGCATGAGCAGGACCTGAAGGGCTTAGATGGCGGACTTTACGTCAAGACCATGACGGACATCAGGCACTACCTTGATGCTGGCACTGGAGTCTGGACTAGTACCGACGTCTATCCTGCTGGCACCGACTGGACTGTAGATGCCAAATACCAAATCTGGAGAGGCAATCTTGGTCTTGTTTTCGTCACCTCCAAGACGGCACCCTACACTTCTTCTGGCAGTTCTGGCTTCCCACTTGCCTTTAACACCCTCGCAGAGGCCGAAGCCGCCCTTGCGTCCACCACCGCACTTCCGCTCCCTCAGTACAAGTTCTACGGAAGAGACCCGAAGAAGGAAATCGCACAGACGATTGACGCTTACTCGGCCAATTCGGAAGAGTTCGCCGCCGCCGACGACCTAGTCACCCAGCATCTTACCGCTAGGACTGTTACTTCTGCCAATACGGCATACGCTTACTACTCGGCTAAGTTGGTCAATCAGGACAGCAATAATCAGTTCGTACTCGGACTCAGTGCCGCCAGCGGTGGTGGTCAAAACACAACTTATCTAGCCAATTCCCTTTCCGTACAGCAACTGCAAGAGGCGGCTAACGCTTGCCTTAACATGGCCGCTGGAATCCCGATTGTAGTTCCGTTCGAGTCTCCCCTTATCTCCGATGCCCATGCATCCGCAGTCGAGGCCAAGAACGCTGGCGAAATCAGAGACCAGCAAATCAGGCAGACAATCGGTTCCGCTGGTGGCGTCATGCGTGGCTATGACAAGGCTGTTCAGCAGAACCAGTCTTGGGAAGGTGCTTCAATCCTTATGGGTGCCTTCGGCCAGCACGGAGCCGCTTCACAGACTTAACTAACATGCAATTCAACTTCCTCGGAGGTCAGTCGCAGAGAGATACCCTCAACTACGCACTGGGTCAGAGAAACCCCGTCCTCGATAGTCAACTGGACTTCGCCAAGTCCGCATTTACCACTGGCGTTCAAGGCGTAGGTGCCACCATGCGTACCGCTATGCAGATTGGCCAGCAGGACAGAGAGTCCATCCTCAGGGACAAGACTACCATTCGTGAAGGTGTGCTCAATAGGCAGAAAGAACAAGACCTTCTTAGCCAGCGTCTGGAGGCTGATAAGGTTGCCTATGAGCGTAGCCAGAAAGACCAAGACACTAGGGATAATAACAACAGACAGGCTCGCCTCGATGATGCCGCCGCTGCCGCAAAACTTAGAGGTGAGGAAGCAAAGTTGGCACATGACAGAGAACTTGAAAGAATAAGGGCTGCCGCCCTTGCGGCTGGTAAGGTTCCTAAGACAGAGGAAGAAATCAGGAATGAGCAAAGGGCTACAAACGAACTTGATTTGGCAGATTGGCACAGTCAGTGGGTCAACTACATTAGCACCATCACCGACCCTTCCCTGAAGCAACAGTATCAAGCAGAGTACGATAGAATCAGGGGCCTTATCAACCCAGCCAATCCGTTCGACCAGAATGAAATTACCGCAATCATTTCCAGAATCAAGGCGATGACCCCTGGAAAGGCTGGTTCTAATTTCACGATTAAGCCGCAGACTCAACAGCCAGCAGGTGATGTTGCGGCAATCAAGGAGGGCGTTACGCCAGACAGGGTAGATTTCTCCAAGTCAAACAACAGCACCAAGACCAATACAATTACTGGGCAGGCTACTAACACGACTGAGCCGATAGACCTGAACAAGAAATACGCAAAGTAAATGGCAATTCTCACTGGCCAAGTTAAGCCATACGTAAACCCTGAGGACGTACTAGCCTTCGGAAAGGTTGTATCTGACGTTGCTGGATTCACGCCTCCAGCATTCAGGGAAAAAAATACGCCTACTGTAACGGACCCAGAGACAAAAGAGACTACGTACTCGCCTATCTACGACATCAAGGGCTCTGGTCAGTCCTTGGGTGACAACATTCTGTACGGCATCGACATGGCGAATAACGCCACGATGTTCCTGCCAGAAGCACAAAAGGCCGCCGTGGCCACTCGATTCGGAAGGGCCGCTCCGCTCGTAAATGCGTTCGTGAACCCATCCTACGGGGCCACCACGATTAAAGGAAACTTGGCTGGTGCTGGCGGAGTAATGGGTGCCACCCTTGCTATGGATGCCATAGCAGACACGCAACGCAGTGATGCCGACAGAATGATGGATGCCGTCAAGTCGGCAAGATTCAGAGGCAGGTATGACCTTGCCGACAAGATTTTAGACAGAATCCATAAACTGGACATGGCCTCGGATGACACCAGAACATTTTCCCACGGGGTTGGCATGGGTTCTATTGCTGGTGGCACTGGTGCCGTAGTCGGAGGAGCCTCTACTTTGCCGCTCAACGCATACAGGCACATCGCTGGTGGAAGCCTTCAACGCTCATCCAAGGACGAAGGGTTCTGGTCTGGGCATAAGGCCAAACTGGACGACAGAATAATCAGCCTTATCGAATCTGGGGATGCAGACGGGATTAGCGAAGCACTTGAAATGTACAGAAACCAACTGAACGCAGTTGCGAGAGGGGACAAGAGCATCTCCACAATAGACAGCAGGGTGCTCAAGGCCATTGATTCCCTAGGAAATGAAAAATTAAGCGGCGTCTACGGGAAACTTGAGAACCTTGGAGCAAGAAAAGAAGCCGAAGCAAGGCATTTAAGCCTCGAAGAACTTGAAAGGCTTGCCGCAGGTCCCAAGTCGATGAGAGGAAAAACTGACTGGGAAGGCATCATGAATTTTAGAACCAAAAACAAAAAGAATACACCTACAAGCAAAGGATTTGGACATGGCTACTGAACAGCAAAAGAAAGTGGTTAGGAAAATCCTAGCCAAAATCGACGACGTCGCACCATCCTCCTCTGGCACAAAGGGCGGAGCCCTTCCTATCGGGGTCAAGGCTGGCAATCCTAGGGTCATCGACGAGAACATCGCTCCAGTCGTAGAAGAAAACTGGGGAGACATCGTAGAAGCCGCTGGCCTCAACAAAAGGGTCAAAGTCACCTTTGACGAGAATGGCAAGATGAGGTTCGACGACAATCAGGTGGTCGGTCTTGGAACTGAGGGCAAGAAGGGTTCGTGGCTCGACTGGTTTTCCGATGAAGGCAGTAGTCCTGACACTAAAGACCAGTTTGAATTCAAATCCCTCACGGAACTCTTCAAAAACAAACAAGTCGAGTTCGACCCAAAGCAGGTCGCCGCCGCCAAAAAGACAAAGAAGCCGACCTACGTCGAGGTGGTCCCCAAGGACAAGGGCAAGACTGTAAGGGTTGAAAACAAGGCCGCTGATTTTCCAAGAGAAGGCGTGGTAAGCGAAACCATTCCTTCTACGGCAGGTGGATACACATTGCCGAAAGCGTTCCAAGAATGGGTCCACTCTGAGCCTAGTGTTCCCGTTCTAGGAAACTTTTTCAGAACGCTGGCTGGGGAAGGATGGGCGGCAAACAGCGGCACCATGGGTAAAATTATCAAGGGGAGTACGTCTTGGGGCACCCTTGGCGGTGGCGGTTACCTCGCTGGAAGAGCCATCTCTGGAGAGGATTCTGCCACACAACAAAAGAACAAGGAAAAGGCCGAAGCGGAAAAAGTTGCCGCCCAGAGAGCCATTATTGCGGACAAACTCCTTGGAAGCGACTTTACTGACCCTACGCTCTATGAAGCCATTACGGCTGGAAACGCAGACCCGAACAAGGGAATCTACTCCGAACTAGTCGCGAACCACGCCGCAGACCAAGCAATTCAGAGCGGTTACAAAGGTGACCCGCTGTCCATCATCACGGCTAACAAGCCTGATGACTTCCTCAGACACTGGGAATCCGCCTACAGAAGGCTTTCTTCTGAAAAATTCCACGACAACAAGGTCCCAGTCTACGGAAAGGACAACAAGCCAAGATACGACGAAAAGGGCAAGGTGGTTACTACGCCGCTCAAGAACTTCAGTCCTTCTGCCATGATTGCCAAGGGAGAACCTTTTGTCATCCCGTTCCCGATTACAAACGACACCAGACCAGACAAAGGTGGAGGCAAGGAATTTGGGTGGATGGCGGATGACGGAAACAGATACCTTCCTGTCATCATTCACCAAGGCAGAAAGGCTGGTGAGCCTTCTGGGCTTACCGCTACTGGCACCCCTCAGACCATGACTAATGCTCTTAAGCCAGAAGACCCTGATAAGCCCAAGACGATGGTTGCATACATCAATGTAAGCCAAAGGGGGCTCAAGAGAGACCAAGCAATCACGTTCACCCCTCCTAAGGGCCTTGGAGGCGTGGACGCTCCTCAAAACGAGACCAAATAAATGGAAGATAACACCGACTATTCCCAGTACGCCGACGACGTCAAGGGTCAGGCAAACCTGACAGTTGGGCAGATGTTTGGCCAAGAAAGCCAACGCCCCAAAAGCATCGAGGAATTAAACATGTCGCTCGGGTTCAACCCGTCTGCACACCTTGAGCCCACCGAACAGTACGTTAAGGCTAGGGCACAGATGGCTTCCGAGCAAAGAAAGGCATCCAGAGAGGGCCAGAACGCAGATTTCAGGATTAACGACGCAAGGTTCTACGCTGGAATCGGAGATTTCAGTGCCGTCGAGTCCATCATGAAGAGCAAAGGTCCCGCTCTTTTCCAAATCGGGGAAAACTTTGACTTCGAAGACGAGGATGAGCGTGGAAACAAGAGTCAGTTCAGTTTCTTGGCGTCTCCCAAGGGCAACTATTCGGTCCCAGACGGCAATGGCGGAAGTGCTAGCATCCCAGCCATGGCAATCGCCAAGAGAATGGGCGTTCGCTCCGTTGCGTTTAAGGGCGGAGACATGAAGGCTCAAGAATTCAGAACCCTCGCTGGCAGGGTGCAGAGGTTCTATGCATTATCCAATCAGTTGAAAAAAATCTACAAGAACAACATCTACCTTGGCTCTTTAGACCCTTCCAATGACTCAGCCATGGCCAGAGCCATCGAGTCTAACCTCAAGATGGACTACCTGAGCATCATGAAGGACATGAAGGGCATGGGCGGCAACGTGTCAGACAACGACATGGCAATCGCTGAGAGCATGGTTCCCCAGAGAGCGAGCAACGCATTCTTCAGGCTCGGCGGAAATGAAATGTCTATCCTCGACAGCACCAGAGAAAACGTGCTCCTGAAGTTAAAGGAGGTTGCAGGAAACAACGGATTGGACCTAATCGACACACGCATGGATGCTAAGCGTAGAGCCCTCATGCAATCCACTGTACAGCGTCGATAATGGAACCCAACCAACCCCAAGACCCGTCCGAAGAACTAATCAACAGAGCCGCTAGCCAGATTGCTAGCGGAGAGGCTCTGGAGTTCTCGCACCTTGCCAGACCCTCGATTAATTCCGAGCAAGGCAACGAGGACCCGTACACCCTGACCAACGATGACATCTATGATTTCATCAAGGAAAACAGGGACAGGACCTTCGACCATACGACGAGGGAGGGAAGGGAACTGTATCTCAGGTTTGAAGAAGCCAACGCTAGAAGAAACAACGTATCCCTTAATCTCCTCAAGGAGACGGCTGTCGGAATCGCAAAAGTCCCCGTAGACATCTTCAAGGGCGTATTCACCACCAGACCAGACAGGACTGTCGCCTCCCTTGCGGACGGCATCTTGAGAGACGCCAGAGACTTGGCTGGACTGCTTTGGCAGTCTGAAGACCCTTCCTCTCCCCTATTCAGGTTCAAGGACCTCATCAAGGGCACTGGCACTGTAGAAGACAGAATCAAGCAGTTCAACGAAGCCAGATGGTGGAACAACAGGAGCAATGAACTTGAGGAAGGCAGGGACACGATTCTGGAGCATTGGGTGCCTGACAACTACAAGGAGTTCGCCAAAAGCCTCATTGACCCCAAGTTCGCCAACGCCCTTTCGTACATCGGCCTTGACGCTCCTGAGTTCATAGCATCCGCCTTCAGAAAGCAGGGACTCAAGGCGTCCGTGAAGGCTTTCAAGGGTGGCCCAGCGTTGGTCGATGCCTTGGAAGATTCCAAACTCCTCCACAAGACAGCCGCCGAAAACGCCGCCGCAACCGAGGACTGGTTCTCCAACTCCGCCAGAAAGTTCAGGGAACTGTCCCTGAAAATCACGGGGGAGACGATGGTCGGCACCGCCGCCGTAGCCTCTGCTCCGTATGAATTCATCAAGGAGAGAATTCTCCGAGGCTCTGCCGAAATCGAGTCCAGAGTCGGACACATCCCTAACGAGATTTCCAATGGGGCTTCCACCTTCCTCACGGACGTGTCGGGTAGCGTTGGTGGCAAGGAACTCTCCCCTGTCAGAGGCGTCCTGTTCTCCCTCGGCGTCAAGCCTATCGCTGAGTATGTCAGCGTACTCGGCAATGAATTAATTGACGCCGCCCAAGGCGTGGTCAAGGTCCCGTCGGCTTACGCTGGCCAAGACCTGATGGGTCGCCTCGCCCTGAATGGCGGAAGAATCCCGCTCAGCAAGGAAGGACAGGCCGTAGCCAAGTTCGCCAACGTCGTCGTCGGATGGCCAGCATCTATGGCCTTCCCAGCCCTCAAGAGGGCCGTCGGAGACGCCGCTTACATGGGCGTCCTCGGTTCGCTCAACGCCAGAGGAGAGGGCTTTTCTCAGGGTACTGGCATGGGCTTCGCTTGGGGTGGCTTCTCTGGTGCCATCAGGCACATCCATAACGTCTATTCTCAGGAAATCGCCCAGACCAACATCATCAAGAACTTCGACAACGGGGTCATCCTTGAGATTGGAAAGTCCAGCCCAGTACACGCCGACAACGTACGCTCGTTCCTGAAGTTCGTTGACTCCAAGGGAGACGCAAGAGTCTCCGCCGCAGTCAGGGCCCAGTTCATGATGGGCTGGCACACCGACCCTGACACTCAGGTCAGGCATGCAGACGTAAACGCATTGGTGAAGGAGTTCGGACTCGTCGAGGTAATCAGGGAACTTGGCACAGACCTTACCGCCGCCAATAACGCAAAAGGCGGTGAACTCAATTTCGGCGGCAAGCGTTACGTTTGGCTTAATCCGAACGCCGCCACTCCCGAGACTGGTCTGCATGAGTACGGACACAGGTTCTTGGACATCCTTTTCAGCAGAAACGACGGCTCCGCCAAGGAGGCAATCAGGTCGTTCATCGGCGGAGAAGAAAACTCTGGCGTCGTCCCCGACGAGGTGCTCGCCGCTTTCATCGCTCACTACAGCATGGGGAGATACATCCATCTCTTCGGCGGAGACAAGAATGCGGCCAAGGCTTGGCTGGAAAGCCCAGATGAATCCCCAGTCGCATACTTCGTAGACAAGGACGGCAATCCCGTCGTGGTGGGAGGAAGTCAAATCTCTACCAAGGGCCTCGGCACGATAGTCATGAGAGACTTCGGAAACATCGCATACGCCAGAGCACAAATCAGAAGGCTCAGGGATAGGCTCAAGCAGGACCCCGTCAAGATGTTTGACTTGGACTATCAGGGCGGAGCCGATTATCTGGTCTTCAAGGAGTTCCCCCTCCTCAAGAGGCTCATGCATGAGACCTTCGCCTACAACCAGTCGAACAGCCTCCTCCTGAAGTCCCCTGACGTATTCCTAAGGAATCCCCAGTTCAAGTCCATCAGGGCCACCATGGAGAACTGGTTCACCTTGATGAACCAGCGTAAGGTCAACGACCTTGAGACGGCTGGCGTCCTAATCAGGAACAAGGAAGGCGAGTATGACACCCTCCTTGAGGCTATCTTCTGGGATGATGGGAAGTATCAGGCGTTCCCGATGCTTGAGAAGTGGTCAACGCAGGTGATGAGGGACGTCATGAGATACGGAGACGTCCATGTATCCACCCTCTCCCCAGAGAGACAGGAGGCCTACCTCAAGCAAGCCCACAAGACCAGATTCCTCAGTGGAGGAAGGATGAAGAACAAGAAGGAGGTCGAAGAGCAAATCACGCAAGACGCCGACGCCATCGCCGCCGCAATCGAATCCCTTCCCGAGTCCGTAAGACCCAAGTTCCAGACCTCCGCTGGTGGGAACAAGAGAATCAAACTGACGGAACTCAATCAGGAGGCTTGGCAAGCAATCTACGACACTGGCGTCTACTCTAGGGAGGAATTCAACAACCTCAAGGGCATGGTTGACGTCATGAAGCAGGTTGAGGCTGGCAAGCCAGTGTTCAACACCTTCACCGCCCAGTATCTCGGATGGAGCCAGCAGGTCGTCGAAGCCGCCCTAGGAGAAAGACTAAAAGGCCGTCAGGTACCAATCACTTTCAGACACTTCGCACCATTCGACATCGAACTCATCGTAAGCAAGTTCGACGAACTCGGTAATCCGCTCAGGACGCCACGTTCACACATCACTGTCCATGCCATGGACATCAACGTCCTGAACAGACGCAAGATGAACATGTGGCAGAGGACGGACGTCAAGTCCCTGTTCAAGGACTTCGGACACTACACCGAGACCTTCTTGGAATGGTTCGAGCAGTTCTCCTTGGACCCGAGCCAGAGAAAGCCCTCGGCTGAGTTCCTCAGGCCCGAATTCGGAAAGAATGCCGAACGGGTCAGAGATGTCATGTACGAGACTTGGGGCGGAAGAAAACGCAACGACGAGTCCTACATCAACGTGCCAGAAGGATACGCTGGCGGCAGGGACGGACCTCTTTACCCGATTCATTCCCTGAGGTTCGACCTCATGGCGAATCTCCAGAGACAGTCCCAGATTTTCCCAGAGGCGTTCAGAGGGCAGGTCATGGGCCTCAGATTCAGGGAAGGCGTCGCCTATGAGCCGATGCGTAGAAACGCCATGGTCGGCGGCTTCGTACAGCGTGAACTCAACAACGGACGCAGGTTCTACACCGACGCCAACGGGTACGAAATCAGAGGGGAAGAACCTTCCCTCAAGTTGTTCAATCCGTTCGGCAACCTTGTCGGCGTGTTCAAGACTTTCGCCAAAGCACAGTCAGCCGTAGAAAAGAATCTCAAGACAGTCAATCCAGCCGAACTGGCACCCACGCTCAACGACTTCGGCGATGTGGCAATCAGGGAAGACATCGTCATGGAGCCTATGGATTCGTCCGCCGTCTATAGCGGCTCGGCGAACCTGATGGTTTCTCTCGACAGCAGGGGGCGTCCTAGATTCCTCCCGCTGGCAATCGACCACGGGGACCTAGAAGTCAAAAAGTTCAACGGACAGATACTACAGCATGTCCATGACGTAAGGATTAATGGGAAGACCCAAGGTCCAGCAGACGTCCCATCCATCAAGATTAGCAAATTGGTGTCCAATGCTGGTGAATGGAGAAAGGCACTTGGTCCCGTTTTCGACTTCCTTGAGGTCGTCTATGACCCTAGGTCCGACTTCTCTGGCGGTCTTACCGCTGGCCTCATGGGAGGCCCTCAGGGTGCGAGACAGTTCGCGGTTTCCGAGCATGCTTTCGCAACCGCTGGCGACCTAAAGTCAACTGTCACTCTCATGGGCATCCATCTCCAAGGACTGCTCGACTTCAAGAACAAGAGGGCTGGTGCGATTAGAACCGCTTTTGCGGACATGGACGGAGACTTCATGTCTGTTTACAGGTCTGGCGTGACACTCGGTCATTTCTACACCGAATTCAACGCTGACACCACGTATCCAATAAAGGACTCGTCCAACTTCGACGCATGGCTTCAGGGCAGACAGGATGAGATGTACGACCAGATGGCTGTCGGAATCCTCGCCGACTTCGGCCCCAATGGGCAACCAATCGTCGCAGGAAAAATCCCTAAATGGGTGAGCGGAGGCGTAATTAACACCAGATTTGGACAGTTGCCTAGATACGCTCAGGCCCTGTTCAATAGGTTCTCCACAAGCAGGTCTCTGGATGCGACTGGCAATAGAATCGACCTGCTCGCATTGATGCCAGACCCAATCAAGGTCTCGCTCAACGATTGGGCCGTAGGACTTGCCGAATCTTTCCTCAACGGGCAAGCAAGAGTCTTTTCCGCTGGCCCTCAGTTCGTGGCACAAGTCCGTGCCGACAAATGGGAACTTCCTGCGGACGTCCAGAGTTTCTTAAGCCAGCACGACCAGAAAAACCTTCCCACTTTCGAATCCTTCGGCGTTCAGGAAAGGGTCGGGGCTTACTCGGCCATCATCGAAGCATACAAGGAAAACCTTTGGGCCGCTCATGCGTTCTCCAAGATGGGGGATAGGCAGACCATCAAGAGCCTAGGAAAGCACAGAACGGAACTGTTCATCGCAGAAAACGTAGCCGCATCCAAGGACACTATTGGCTCCTTCCCTACTGCGTTCGACCCTGCTGGCAACCCAATCGAATTCAAGGCCGAGAGGTCGGACACGCCCAAGCAGGTGGCCAGATTCCTCCATGGCATGGACGGGAAAACGTTGGTTTTCACTGGAATTTCCGATTTGGCTGGCTCGAAGACGTATGTCGTGACCGAGAAACTCACCCTGATGGGCTCCGTAACCGCAAAGGGCGTCGTCTTGCCGTTCACCACTGACCCAGCAAGCGGACTCGAAAACCCGATGCACACTCTTCTGGGCCAAGACGGCCAGATAGAGATGCCGACGGACCTTGAGGCCACAATCTTGGGAATCGTGCCCTTCTCTGGAATCAGCGGAAGAGGAACGATGTACAAGAACTTCGACACTGGATGGCACGTCTCGCACGTCGAAGACATCGCAAAGTCCATCAAGATTCCTTTCGACCAAGCCAAGGACGGGACGGCACAGGGACTGCAAGCGTTCACCAGAATGCTCTACTCAAAGGGCCTAGACAGTGCTGACCTAGTCTACCTGCACGGCGTGGCGACTGGTGCGATGATGGCCGAAATCGCCAAGAGCATAATCGCTGGCGACCCTAACAACTACTTCTCCAAGATGATGGGCACCTTCGCTACCGCCAAGGGTAGCATGCCCGTGAACTGGAGAAACGTTGCTCCCAACGATTTCGCAAAAGCCATCGCCAACAGGGGTTACGCAAAGATTATCCACACTGGCGTCAATGCTTCGATGGACTCGCTTGCTACCAAGCCCACCAAAAAAGGCATCAATCCTAAGGCTAAGTTAGCACTGGCAAGTACCTCTTCTATCGTAAGTGCGTCATTGAACGTAAAAGGAGACGTATTCGGTCACCATAAAAACACGCCTAAGGTAGCCAGTGCTATCACGGCAATGGTGAACCAATACAAGGCCTTGGGTTACAACCTTTCTAAGTCTGTTCCCAGAAATTACGAAACCAAGGGTCAGTTGATGCTCGGTGGGTTTACTAATTCCACCGCCAAGGAGCGGGACATGCTTGAGACTGGTGCTATGCGTCTTGTCAAGACGGACAGCGGCAGGACTTACAAGGCCTTCGAGTTCTCTGACAAGGATGCGACCCTCCTGCTTGAAAAGGTTGGCGGCAAGATGCACCTCGTTCCGTTCATGGAAGACGGGGAAAAGGGCTTCGAGACGTTCGTAAGGAACACAGAGATGGGCCTCAATGCCGTGTTCATGGACACCAACTCCGTGAAACTTGGCGACATCTTGGACCATAGGTTGCTCTATCTGCATTACCCGAGCCTCAAGAACGTGGTCGTGCAGTGGAAGGAAGGCTATGGTGCCGACTACAACCCCGACAGCGACGTCATCAGGCTTGGCATAGACACGTTCATCGGCGACGAGATGTCTAGCCGTCGCAGTCCTGACTACAGGACTCATGCTTCGTTCGGTCACGAAGGGCAGAGATACGCCACCGAGACCCTGCTCCACGAAATTCAGCATGCCATCCAGATGCGTGAGATGTGGACAGACTCGTATGCACTCACCGCAGGTCCCCAATCCGTAGGCGGCCCCATCATGGCAGCCAACATCTCTGGCGTCGCTGGAAGGACCATTGCCGAATCTGGCAGGGGAAAGGTCGTCAACGAGGCTGGCACTCTCATCTACTCCGATGACCCGACCAGAGCCCCGACCAATTTCTCGGACGCCGAGACGCTCAGGTCCATCTACAGGCTTGGCAACACCCCGATGCACAAGCACCTGCGTCAGATTGCTTACCCTGCATTCATGAGGGTCAGCAACGAGGCAATCAACGCCCTCACCGACGCACACCTCCATCACCCTCCTGCCCACCCCGCCAGACGCAACGCCGAGTCCGCCGTAAAGTCCATTGTCGCCATGCGTAATGAGGCGAAGGAATTGGCCGATAGGTTTAGTAGGGGAGAAATCAGCGAGGACGCATTTAAGTCGATGATGTGCGACTTGGACAGCGGTCTGGCCTCCAGATTCATCAAGAGAATCACCCAAGTCAGGAACTCCATGTTCTTGGATAAGTCGGTGCTCGGCTACAAACTGTACGACCATCTCGATAACGTAGAAAAGTACCTTCATCGCTCCATCGAGGCACTGGACGGATTCGAGTTCATAGCCAAGATGGCCGAAAGGGACGGGCTTAACGGGGACGTCATCCTCGCTTCCACGAAACTCAGGCAGGTGTTCAACAACCTCGCTGGCATGCACTATCTCAGCCAGCGTCACGAAATCGAGGCCAACCTGACCGAAAAGAGGTCTAGGATGACTCAGGCCGAACTGAATTCCACTGGCCTCAATCCCGACGGCTCACGCAAAACCCTCCTAGACACCATCTCTGGTGCCATGGACATCGGATACAAGGGCAACACGCTCAGGAACATCGGCATCGCACTGAGGAACAAGCAGAGAGTCAGGGTCGCTGACCTCATGATTGGCGGCGTCGGTAGCAAGGACCCGTCCCACAGCGTCAGGAACAAGGATGTCATTTCCCTTCTGGCTAGGACTTCCCTGATTTCTTGGACCATCAGGCAACTCAAGAACGAACTGGATTCCCTAGACAGGGTGGCAATCATCGGCAGGGGCTGGGAAGTCGCGGAAGACGGAAGCGTCAAACTGGTAGCCAAGACGGCAACCATCCAGTTGGACATGAAGAAGCCTAGGAAGGAATTCCGCAAGATGGGCGAAGACATCGTCAGTGGCATTCCTGACGACCCGCAGTCTGGCAGGGGTCCTGTCTACTATTTGGACGACGAAGACAAGGTGCACGTCACCAACGCAATCTGGGGCTCTGGCGAAAGGACTGTCACCATGGAGGACATCGCCAGAATCATTGACGGCATCGTGACCAATGAGTGGGAAATCAGGACTCCAACCGAGGCGATGGACGCCATCCTTCGTGATGACTTCCCGTCCGTCGTCAGGGTATCCGAACTCGAAAAGGTCCTCAGGGACAGGGGAGTGAGCGAAGACGGAATTACCATGGCCAACATCGGTGCCTTCTTCGTTGAGGAAAACGGACGCTCAAGAAAATACGGCTCTCTGGAATTGACCAAGTACGAACTGGCCAACCTTCTCGCCGTATTCCACAAGCAGTACGTCAACGAAAGAATCGTGTCCACCACCGAGGGCGTTCAAAAGTTCCGAGGAGTCAACATTGATACGTCTCAAGTAACCCCAGAAAGGCTCATCACGGCAATCGAGCAACAGGGCTCTCATGAATCAGACCCGCTACGCTCCTTCATCTACGAAAGGACTGGCTCCATGTTCGATTTGGCTGAGAGCGAACAGACCACGCTTCGTTCAGAAGGAGGTCCCAGAATCGGCATCGCTAACTTCGTAGAGAATCAGAATCTCAGGTCTGACACAGTACAGTTTAGTCCATTCTCCAAGCCTACATGGATGTCCAATGAAGATTTCGACGCCATCGTTCAAAGGCTGGAAAAGAAGGGATACTTCAATCAAGGCTCATTCTTTTACAGGGTTTCGATGAAGGGCAGCAATCTCGGCGATGCGGAAGTGTCGGCGGCACAGGCTCTGGCCATCGAGATGAACAAGAGAATCAGGAGAAAGTTGTTCCTGATTAAGCCCTTCTATGAGCGTGTCATGGGGGTCATCGACAGTGCAAATGACCAAAACGCCAGACACATCAAAGTGAGGCTTCTGGACGAAATGACCAAGGCGATGATTGAGCCTGAACTCGAAGCAATGAGGGAATACACTTCCGCCTCATCCCTCAGTAACACTCAGGGCGTCATTCTTGGTGGTTCTGCTGGTGATTTCGCGGCTGATTTCAGCAAGGGCCCTTCCGCAAGATTCGGCATGACCTTGGCCCTCGTCGGTAGCGGAAACGACCTGAGCGGCGGCTCTGGATTCATCGAACTCCAGACCATCCAGACGGCAGTAGGACCTACCATGCCTGACTACAGGCAGAACAGGACCTTTGTCAGGGGTGGCTCAGAGGAATCCAGAAACTACGACGCATCGACTTGGGATGAAGGCACGATGAGGTACTTATTCAGGGAAAATGCCCACGACCAAGAAAGGATGTCCAATAGGACCTTTGAACACCTTCATCAAATCATCTCTGTCACTAAGGATTTGGCTGGGGTTGCACGTGAAATTCTCGACATGGCTGAGAGTGCTTGGGACGGCGAGGCCACCATCGACAAGTTGAACAAGGTCAGGCTGATTAATGACATCTCAGGCAGGCTCTCACAGGTCGAAGAAAGAACGACCTCTCTCATCGGAGACAACAAGGAATCCCATTCGGACGCTCCGTCCAGAAACGTAATCACTGGACAGTCTTACATCGACGGAGTTGCACAAAGAATCGCACAGGAATCTTTCCTGCTCAAGGGCTACGTCGGCAAGGATGGTAGCATCGTCGTCGGCGAGACGAAGACGGCCAATACAGTATCCTCGGTGCAACTGAAAGGCCTCGTCAGCATGCCCTACTTCGACGGAAGCGGCGTTCCCTCCGTAGCGGCTAATCCAGCGTTCGTGACCTCCGCCGTCTCCAGCCTCATCGCTAGGGACATCGCCGTCAGAACTGTTCTTTTCGGTGAAATCAGGGAAGGCGACAGCACCCAGAGTCCTCTGGAATACATTGCCCCGATTTCCGATTTCGTAGAACAGTTCAGGGTTAGCACGACGCCAGCAATCTCGTTCGATAACGTCGCCGCCTATGAGAGCGTATCAGTGAAGAACACAGTCAACGGACTCCATGCCTTGCACTCCGCCGTCTACGTGGGCACGGCCAGATTGGGCAAGCATACCGAAATCAACGGGGCGTTGGGTGCTTCCAAGGATTTCTACGAGACTTGGGGCATGAACTGGCCAAACCTCAGGGCTGGCGTCAATGGGGCATCGGACGTAAGTGCCGCCTCGTACGTCCCCGCCATGGCTCCTCTCATCGCCGCCGCTTTTTCCCCGAAGCAGGTAGGCGTCAGGAGCGGGAAACTCACTATCGTTGACCATCTTCTTCCAGAGCAGAGACAACTGCTCAAGAACGCCAGAGATGCCTACAGGGACTTCTCCATGGACACGGGTTCCACCCCGACGCCTGAGCAAAAAGCCGCCTCCGACGCATTCTTCCAGTCCATCAGCGAGAAACAGCATGGTCTGATGTTCGGCCACTTGGACACCGCCAACTCTGAGATTACGTTCTCCGCACTTTGCGGTGCCTATGAGGCCATGTCCATGATACGCAGACTCCCTGAAGCACCAGCCATGGACGCCATGTTCGGCAGGGGCACCAAGGAACTCTTGGTCGAAGAAATCGGCAAGTATTTGTCTGAAGGCAGATACCTCTTTGAGAAAGGCAACAGCGAAGGTCCGATGGGAAGGACTAGGCTCGTTCAGGGCAACTCTGGCAGACTTTGGATGCAAGCGATGTACAGTAGCATCATGGGCAATGAACTCAACAGACACCTCCTGTTGGGAGTGTGGTCGCTCATGGACCAGCATGCGAGCGGATACAGGACTGTAATCAAGTCTGGGGACCCGTCCAAGCACGATTATCCGCATTACTACAGAAACGGATACAAGCAGAACCTTCTTCAGGACTTCCCTGACAAGCCTTACGCTGACATCCATACTGTCTACCCGAGAAGAGTGTTCGCCGTAATCGGAACCGAAAAGGTGCTGACCGATAGCCACAACATCACCACCGCCATTGGCGACCCTGTGCATTCTCTTGCCAGCACTCCGAGCGAATTCCGTGGCGGAGACAGGGTGTACGACCATCACCTTCTTGAGCCGACTGAGACTGGCCTTGCGGAATCCCTGTTCGAGCCAATCGACCCCCTCAAGACGAGCACCAACTACGTGGCGGATGTCAATGCCGTACCGCAGAACACATCGTCGCCTGTCATCGGTGCTTCCAGAATCGACGTCGGCATGAGAGGTTCGCCCGTCAGTGCTAAACTTACCAGAAAGCAGATGGTGGATTCCATCATCAGACAGGCTCGCAAGTCCAAGACCGACGTTGTCTCAATCGAGCCAGCCAGAATGAGGCTCAGCGGAAGATTAATCAGCAGTTCCATCCAGAGAAACTTTGAGAGCAGTACTGCTGGCTCTAGGGAAGGTGTCGCCTTCAGGGCACACGCCTATGGGGTGTCCAACAACCTGTTCGGCCCGTACACCCTTATTACCAAGAACGAATCAGGCACCCAAACATCCCAGAACATCGTTCCGCCCAGAGTGGCCCTTACCGAGCCGATGAGAGGGTTCGCTTGGAAGAGGCTGGAAGATGGTAGCCTAGTTCTCAACATCAGCGGCGACATCACTGGCTACAAGGCTGGTTATCTGGGCAATCAGACGAGGATAGACCCTTCGAGGGTACAAAAACTCCCGACTGGGTTCAGCATCAGGGAAAGCCTTGGCTACGACCCTCGTAGCGGGGAAATCTCAAACGCCAATCCTTACATCACGCTGTTCGGCATGCAGACCGCCTCCCTTGGCGGAATGGGTGCGGCTGGCTTGCAGAGATACTTCAGAATCGGAGGAGAGGATTGGAGGAAGCAGATTGTGGCCGCCGCTAGGAACAGGCTGAAGTATGGGGACGCCGTGAGGCCCTCCTATGAAGGAACCTCCTCCAACAGAGAGGGAATCAGAAATTCCAGCAATTACATCAACTTCAACGTCTATGAGGCGTTGGTTAATTCTGAGAACGCCCATAACGACAAAGACGTCGTCGCTCTCGCACTGGCAATCAACGGACACAAGACTGGTGCACAGCACATCACGCTTACCTTCAGCCCTGAGGAGGCCAACCCTGACATGATTAAGGCCGTGCTCATGGCGGTGATGGTTCAGGGCCAAGGTGCGGAATTGATGCAGAGCATCTGGAACAGGGTGTACGAAAGACAAGGCAGTGACATGAACCCCTACCTCGGCGACGGGGAGAAAATCATGGAACTTCTGAAACTCAGCGGCTCCAATGCCTACTACCTCTCTGGGCCTCAGTCTAGGCTCGAGCAAATCATGGGACAGAGGGTGCCCGACATCGGCAGGACTGTGAACGCCACAGAAATTCCTGAAATCCTCGCCTTGGGCGGAAGTGATTCCATCAAGGAGGGCGGCAGGACTCCAGACGAGGCTAGGGCTGGATTCGAAAAACGTGCCGACCAGATAATTTCCAGAAGCCAAGACATCATTCCAGACATCGAACGCATCGCATCAGCCGCCGTCGGTGCCGACCATGGATACATCCTGCCCGACGCAGAAAGGCATCTGGCAAAGAACGGCGACCTCGCCGTATCCATCCAGCACATGTTCCCGAACAGGCCCGAACTGCAACAGTTCGCTTGGGACGGCAAGGAAACGAACGGGGTAAGCATCGTCCACAGAGGACCCAAGGCCAAGCCCACTGGCTATTTCGTCACCTACGACATCCAGACTGGCGTGACCGATAGCGGTGAGCCCATGTATTCCAGAAAGGTCGTCCCTGTTAAGACCTTGGTGGAAGCGGAAGCACTCAGGAACAAGTACGGCACCAGTGCCAGCAAGGCAATCCTCGCTCAGGCACTCGTCTCCGCTGGTTCTGGTCAGGCCGTAGTCAAGGACGGCGTCATGAGCGAAAACGACAACGTCGATGTCTCAGTCAGGGCCAACAAGCACCTCGGATACTCCGAGCGTCAGGCTGGAAACCTCGCTATGGTCAACGACGGGACCTTCACTGTCGGAGACCTCGACCTCAACCTGTCCAAGGCAGAGGCCACCGCCCTGTCCGCCGCCCTCGGTAGCAGGTCGGTGCTTCAGACCAAGATTCCGCCCGTAGAGGTAGGAAGGGCCAATCTGATGATTGGCAACGCCGACGCCAGAGAACTGGAAGGCATGCTGAGACGTAAACTTAACTTCGGCTTCGGTCAGGGCCCCATCGAGTTCGTGTCCAAGATGATGCGAGTCGTGGCCTACGGCAAGAGGAAGACGGGAAGGGACAAGTACCCTGACTCCATGACTGGTCTTGAATGGTTCAAGTTCCTCAAGGAGAACTCGGTTTCCAAGGATGAAATCAGAATGTCGGGCATCGCATACCTCCTGCACGACAACGCCGAAACTCACCTCACTAGAAGGGACTTGGCCGAGTTCATCTACACTGTATACCCGAGGACTTCCAGACAGGCCAGAACTACTCAAAGAGACATCGGCCCTGAGGTAAGCAGGGTCAAGACTGGCTCTCTCAGTGGAGTCTATGACATGCCATACCTTGAAGACCTTCAGACCAAGGAGGATTTCGTAATCAAGACCCACCTCAACAACCTAGAGTCCGTCGCTGGACTCATCGAGGAGTCATTGCAGGACGATACCAAGAGGGCGGACGCAGAAGCGTTGAAGAACGCCATCATGAAGTCCATCGAGTACACTGTGGCGGAGATGGGTGCCCCCAATTCCCTGACTGGACTCACGGACCTTACTACGGCTATCAATCACCTTAGGAACCTCTATCAGGAGGGAAGGGACGTCACCGCCTACACAATCGGAGGATACCGAGGCGAGAGCAGAAAGGTAAGACCTGCCATCCTTGAGTACGTCATGGCTGACAGCATCTTCGGCAGGACTGGGGACCAGTACAGGACCATCGAGACCGCAATCGGCGACTTGGGTCTAATCAATCCCTACTCTATCCAGTACGCAGATACGTCGAGCAACGTGAATCCGTTCTCCGTCCTCATGACTAACGGGGATAGAGGACAATACGCCACTTCCCTCAATCAGGGGGTCGGTCCGATGAGTTCGAGTTACGACTCAAGCACACCCCTGTTCCCGCTCTATCAGGCACAGAACTTCTATTACCATGGAGGCAACTACCATTCTTCTTGGGCTTCGTTCACTGGCTACTACCAGTCCAATCCTATCTTCACCGAGTACAGCAACAGGAGAATCAAGGCCGAGCGTGACGCCGCAGTCAAAATCCTGAGGCAGAGAATCGAGGGAGCCAGTGATAATGCGACCAAAGCCAAGTACGAGAGCATCATCAGCAACATCAACAGGGTGTTCGAGGTCAGAGAGATGATTAAGGCTGGCCACACGCTCGGCGATTTCGGCCATTACAGCGATAACGACCATGGCACTTTCCAGATTGGCCACGTCAGAACTACCCAGACAATCCTGAGCGGCGAATACGGATTCGGCGACCCGAAGACTCCTAATTACCACGCCGAAGATTCCGTCTACGGATACACCTACGACCCTGAGGTCGTGCTGGCCATCGAAGAAATCCAGTCCGACTCGTTCCAGTACCATTCGTTCGGTGTTCCAAGCACGCCAGAAAAGGCACTCCCAGATTCCTTGGAGCAGGTGGAAGGATTCAAGCGTTCTGGAGACATGGCCAAACTGATAGAAAGCAGGGATAAGTTGAGGTCTGTCCTACATAATGTCGGAGGCATGATTGGCACCAACATCCATAGGTTGTCCCAATACGGATACGGCGACGTCGAACTAAACGCCAACTACGCCGTCAGACTGCTCGGCTCGCTCAGTCCAATCGAAAGATTCTTGCTCAGGACTGACCTCGGACTGATTGACAGCGGCAGAACTGTGGAAGTACCAGAGAACATGAGGAAGTACACGAACAACCTGTCGAGAATCCCAGTCTTCGAATTCCCAGACATCTCGGAATACAAGGAGGGCGGCTTCATGAGCAAGGAAGGGTACAGCCATGAGATTGCCCAGAAGGTGTCCAACGAACTCATGTATGTGGCAGGACAGAGCGTATTGGCTGGTCTGCTTCCCGAAAAGGTAGGGATGCATTCTCTGGAAGATTCGTTCAATTCAATCCAGATGGGCAACTACAGCAGTTCGTCCAGAGCAATCACTCCTTCGCTCATCTTCGCCCTGTCCGCACTTGCCGACGAAGAGGTAATCTCCAAGTCCATCGAAATCGAGAAGGCCAACAAGGACATCCTCCCCTACAAGGGAATCGACTGGGACTCCGTGGCCAGAAGAACCTTGGACAGGCTCAAGGCCAGAAGGGAAGAAATCATCAACAGGGAGACTGGGGATACTTACACCAAGTACGCCAAGATTAAGTTCTTCGACGCCCTCATGGACTCCTACGAAGAATGGATTTCTTCTCCGCAGAACAGGTCTTCTGCTATCATCGTTGACCATGAAAAGTTCTTGGAATGGCAATACACTGGGATGGACGAGTACAACGACTTGCAGAAGCATGTTTTCTCAAACAAGGAATCTTTCAGGGTCATCACCCCTCCCCATGCCTACAAGAGCGGCGTAGGCGGAAGACTCTTCCCGAGCCAGAGAGGCGTAAACAATGACTTGGAGACCTTCGTTGGCAAGACACCCAGCGGAATCGCTGGAACAAGAACCTTCGAAATCGGCACGAAGGAGTTCGAGGAGATGAACATGAATCATTTCCTCCAGTACAGGGTCGGTGCCACGGCTCTCGGCAACATGGTCGCCAACAGCGTCCAGCCCCTGATTGCCCTGATGTCCTCCGCCGCCGATGCCCCCGAAAGGCTTAAGCAAATCGAGAAGGACATCACGGAACTGGCCAAGGTCCTTCCCGTCATGCCCAGCGGAAGAGACCCCGCCATCCTCAACTCGCTTCCGTTCGGCGTCGAAGACGTCTACAAGCCCATCTCGCTCAACGGGACTGTGATGAGAGCGGCCAACGCTGGCCTCAGTGCCATCACCTATGCCGACGCAAGACATCAGGTGAACAGAGGCCACAGCATGGATACGGCGGCAGCCATGCTCGTCGGAAGGCAGTCGCACATAATGTACATGGGTCAGGACAATCCTAAGGCTTTCCTGTTGTCATACCTCAACATGCTCCCTGACTGGCTCACCTACCAGTTGCACGGAGGATTCATGGCCAGAATGGCCAACTTCGGTCCAGATGAGTTCAGGGGTTATTTCAGAAACAGACAGGCGTTCGAACACAACGGGGTCAATGCACCCTACAACGTACACCTGTTGCTGACCCTCAAGGATGCAATGCCTCACCTGTTCACCGAAGGCATCTCCATTGACGACGTTCCTGCCGATAACGGACTCAGGGAAGTCTGGAAGGCACTCTCTGATGGTAACATAGAAAGCATCAAGGACGAGGTAACCTTCTCTGATTCTTCCTTTAAAGGAGACTCCTTCCTAGTAGACCCAGACGGAAAGCCCCTCAAGCCTAGGGACCTGTCCACGCTGTTCATGCAACAGTACTACGGAAAGCAAATCGTCGGGGAGAAGAAGAATGGAAGCCAGAGAGCAATTGACAACGGCCTAGCCAACATCGGAAGATACCACTTCTGGTTCGAGCGTGGCGACGCCATGGGCTATGTCTCCCAGTATGGTGCTCCCTCTTGGTTCATGGAGTCCATCATGTGGGGCCAGTCCAAGAAAAACCTCCAGAAGTTCGCCACCGACGCATTCATCAGGCCCAACGCCGTCCTCAGGGATGACGGGACCTACGCCATCATCAATTCCAAGACTGGACAGACCATCATGGAAGGAATCAGGGACATTCAGATGCTCAAGGAGGCCATGTTGCAGAACTCGGAATACGTCGGCAGTCTGCCCTACATCGGACAGTTCGTTAAGCAGTGGGGCCCCGTCGGGGGCTACGTCACGCTCGGACACTCCAATGGAAGCGTCACTGGCTCCGACAATGTCGAATGGAGCAGACACTTCGGATTCGATGAAGGCAGTCTCGACCCAACTGGAATCCAAAAGAGAAGGTCTTCATACAGGAATCAAGCCCCCAATCTGCTCGGCAACACCGCTACTGGAACTGGAGGAGGCACGTTTGCCAACGCACCCACCAAGCCCATGTCGCCTACTGGGTACTTGTCCACCCAACTTGGCTACAAGATTTGGTTCAAGCACGTCATGAAGGTGGACGTCACCGACTCGGACGCCGTTAGCAACGCACTGACCACCATTGCAACCAGCGGCGGTCCTGTCCTCAGGTTCAAGCCCAAGTTCCCCAGCGAAGCCCACAAGGCGGCATTCAGGAAGAAGATTGTCGAAGGCATTGCCCTCCTAATGCCAGCCGATGGCGGTCTAGGTAAGCCAAAGGCTGATACGGCCACCCTTGAGACTCTCTCTAGGATTTACAAGTGGTTCTCCAAGACTACCCAAGGACGCAAGATTCCCACTCAGGGCGAAGCCCTCCAAGACGAAGATGAATCCTCCAGATAACGGACTCCTACAGACAGCCGAAGACCTCAAGAAGGGCGGCTGGATTGTGGCCATGCTTGGCTCCGCTGGTGCACTTTGCAGGTTGCTTCTAACGAGGGAGGATGTTCCTTGGTGGCTATGGGTAAGGCGTATCATAGCAGGAGGAATCGTCGGCGTCCTGTGCTACTTCGCAGTGCATGGTCACGTGGAGCCAATCTACGAAGCCATCATCTATTCGTCCTGCGGCTCTGCCACCCCTGAACTAATCTCCCTCATCATCGGAATCATCAACAGTAATGGAAAAAATCAAAGAAATCGCTAACTACCTATGGGCAAACCCAACAATCCGCTGGTTCACCATTGGTCTCGTTGTTGGGCTGGCTTTGTCTGTCTTGTTCTGATTGGTTGCACCTGCGAGCCTTTGCCACCTGTGGTCAAGGTCGTGGATAACCCAGAGAAGGACAAGTACATCACCCGCATCGAGCACGAAGCCTCGGAAGCCTCCGCCGCCCTCAAGGTTGCGAAGGACGGCGTGACCCCGCCTCACTCCAAGTTGGTTGACCTTACCATCGTCAGGCTGGATGGCATCAAACCACCCAGCCAGAAGCAGGTGGATGCCTTCAAGGCTACGCTAGGCGACGCCAAGGAACTGAAGAAGGCCGAGGACAAGGCTGGCAAGGTGGATGCTGAGACGTCGGCCCTGCTGGAACTCATCGACATCAAGGACATCGAGAACCAGTCCCTCAGGGACGAGAACGAGGCCATCCGCAAGGAACAGGCGTTCGCCGAACTCAGGGCCAAGTGCTTCACACTCGGCTCATGGTTCACCATAGGAGGAGGGCTATTGCTTGTCGGTGCCAGCGTCCTAGGTCTGCCCAAGAAGGGCGGAGCCATCATGCTGTTGATTGCCGTCCTGTGCTTCGCCTCCCCCTTCGTGATACAGGACGTGGTCAATGCCTTGTGGTTCAAAATTGGAGTCGGGGTTGTCGTTGTGTTGAGTGCTATTGCGTTCGCTTGGGAGGCTTATGGTCATCATAGGCACGTCAAGGTCCGCTTGACCTCTCAGGACAAGACAGCAACCTGAGTCCTGCTAGTAATCATGTGTTGTGAGGGTGCCGAGAGGTTAAACGGGGGTCACAGTTGGTTCTGTCCCTACGGCCCACAGACACAAAAAAGGAGCACCCGATTGGATGCTCCTGTTATCGCCTGACCTGAGGATTACTTCAGGGCTAGGGCGGCGTTGAACGCTTTGTACGCTACGGCAATCTGCTCGGCGTACTGCTTGTCCTTCGCTCTGGTTCCGTATTCGAAGCCACCGCCGATTTCGGCAGAAGCGATGTCACGTTCCCTGATGTAGGAACGGAACGCCACTTCACGGATGATGGCGACACGGATGAAATCAGAACGGCTCACGCCTTCGATTTCAGCGAGGGCGTCGATGTCCTTGACCAAGTCCTTCGAGACGTTGGTGCAGACGATGCCTTCGCCGATGACCGACTTGACGGCCCCGTGCTTGATGTTGCGGGTTTTCTTCTTCATGTGTTGTGTTTTTTTGGTTATGCCCTGACGGGCTAAAGTTGCTCCCTCTAGGAATCGAACCTAGATTCACCGCTTAGAAGGCGGTTGTTCTATCCGTTGAACTAAGGGAGCAGAGGATTAGAACGGGACGTCGTCGCTGGTGGGCTCAGAGGCCTTTCCCTTGGCGTTCTGGATGGCGTCCAGAGCGGCACGAAGGGCGATGTCCTGAGGGCTGGGAGGGTTGTCCTTATAGCCCTTGGGCTGGAACTCCTTGATGTACCACTCCAGCGAGTTGCTGGGCAGTTCGAAGAGGGCCTTGCCCTTGTTCTTGCCGAAGTGCAGGACAGTCCTCATGGCGTCTCCGACAGTCTCAGGGTCCTTGGCTACGGCCTTGGGAGCAGGAGAAGGAGCGGCCTTGGGAGCGGCGACGGACGGGTTGGGAATGTACTTGGCGGCAGGAGCCTTGGAAGCCCTGTCGGCTTCTGCGTCGTCATCAGCCGTAGCAAGATTTGCCACGGAGGCGATGGCGTAACGTCTCAAATACGAGAACAGGGAGCCAGCATCCTGACCTTTGAACTTCTCCTTATCGACGGGCAGTTCGCAGGTGTAGCCAATCTGACCGCCGCTCTTGTGGACGATGCAGGTACGGATACCTACGGACTCAGCCGAACCGATGGGGAACTGGATGATGGCCAGACCATGCTTGGCGAAGATTTCCTTGGTGGCCTGAATGTGGGCACTCAGGGTCGCATAGGACGAGTGGTGGAACGGGTTCTCCGCATCGGGAGCCACGTCCCTCGTTTCGCTGACTGCGGCCACCAAAGCGGCGGCGAGTTCGGGCCTGATGTCGTACACGTAGGTGGGATTAGTTGGACTGGTCATTGGTGGTGTTGGTGGAGTTGATGTTGATGGTCGGATTCTTGTCGTTGAGGAACTGGGTGACGACGAGACGGCAGAGCGAGGCTCTGGTCAGGTCCCAGTTCTTGGCGAGTTCGTCCAAGCGTTTGGCGTTTGCCGTCGGGACTTTAATCCAGATGAGGCGGTGGGTTTTGTTATCTTTCATTTCGTGGTGGTGGTGAAAAGTTCAGCCAGATGCTTCGTCACTTCGGCACCCCTTACCTTGGGGTTCTTCCAGCAGACGTAGTTGAGGCCAGTGTAGTTGGACTGCCATTTGGAGCCGTATTCCCTCATCTTGTTGGAGAGGGAGCCCCAAGACTTGTAGCCGTCGGTCCAGAGTTCCTTGCACAGGTTGTACAGGTTCTCGTCGTTGGCGATGACGTGGGCGGTCCAGTAGGTATCGTAGTTAGCCCAGCCGTGGTACGGCTCGTCGATAGACTTGGGCTTGGTGATGTTAGTCGGTGATTTCATGTGTGTGAAAAATTGGTGGGGGCCTTTCTCCCCCGATGGATTACTTAGCCTTCTGTTCGAGGGCGGCGACCTTGGCAGTCAGTTCTTCGAGACGCTCTAGGACAGCGTTGTGAAGGTGAATGACAGCAGAGGCCTTGCTCAGGTCGAGTTCGGAGAACTTGATTCCCAGACCTTTGATGGTCGGGTTTTCGAGGTTCGCCTTCTCGGCCTTGATGACGTCGATTTCCTTCTGGAGGTCGTCGAGACGAGCATTGACGGCGTTGATGTTGATTTCGCTCATGGTGTTGGTTGTTGGTTGGTTGGTTCTACTCAGGTTTAACTGAGTCGTAGGTGAAGTAGAACACCCTGATAGGCGTCCTGCAACAAGATAAATGATTATTTTTTAGGTTCCTGAGGCTTCCACTTGTTCTTGGAGAACAACCACTTCCACATTTCTTGGACCTTGTGGCCGTGCAAGACGACGATTTTTTGTTCGTGTGGCGTCAGCAGTTTGAGGCTGGGCTTCAGGCGTTCTGGTCTACGCTTCTGTGGCATCTCTTAATCTGCTTCTCGTAGGTCTTCCAGCCAGCGTCGGTGTGGGCACGGATTACGCAGGTGATGTGCTTGTCGTCCCACTTGATGTGCAGGTTGTAATCGTCGGCTTCACGCTGAACGTATCCAACTCCCTGATACACGTGGTCCTCGATGGCGTTCATCATCTTGTTGTCGGCCCATGCGTCGAAGCCGAGCCTGTTGATTGCTTCGTTCATTGTTTAGGTATGCTTTCCTTACGAAGTTTCTCAAGGTCCTCTAGGCAACGCAACCAACGTCCATGGTCACACTCTGCCTCGACTTTCCAGTATTGCACTTGTTGCTTCAGACGCTCGACCTCGGCCTTGAGGCTGGCGTTATCGGCCAGCAGTTTGATTATGTCGCTCATTTTGCGGCCACCCTTTCAAACAGGTCATTGTCCTTAAGGCGAGCGACGAACGCCGCACCAGTCTCCTTGTCGTGGAAACGCTCCAGCAGGGTCTCGCCAGTCAGATTGGTGGTGATGATAGTCGGACGCTTGTGCATGGTACGCTGGTCGATGAGTGCGAACAGGCACGATGCCATGCGGTCAGTCATCTTCTCCTTGCCCATGTCGTCGAGGAACAGGAGCGGGACGTTGGTCATGTGGAGCATGGTCTTGTCCCACGTGCTGTTACCCCATGATGCGGCGATACGGGCCTCCAGTTCAAACATGGTCAGGAACAGGTACTTGTACTTGTAGTTGTCCTCGTTCCAAAGCCTGTTGGCTATGTACCATGCGGTGCGGGTCTTGCCCTTGCGGGTCGAGCCGTGAATCAACAGGCCTTTGCCGTTGGGCAGGTAGTTCGTGGCCACCATGCCCAGTTCACCAAGCCTCTTAGGGTCGGTGTCGGCAAACAACTCAGGCATGGGAGTCTCGGGCTTTGGCTTCTTGGGCATGCCAGCGGACAGCACCATCTTATCCCAAGCGACCATGCAAGGCTTGCAGAGGGTCTCGTAGACGGGAATGTTCTCTGCGTACTCCCGAATGTGTGCGGGGTTGTTGCAGTTGAAGTTGCGACAGAGCGGTGCTTCAGAAGCCATTGGCGTGGTCGTTGGGGCCCTTTGCTTGGGGACGAGGCTTCATCCCTGCCTGAGGCCTAAAGATGCCTTGGTAGCCGTTCCTGAGGCTGGACTCGACAGCCCTAGTGGCGTCGAACACCCCCCAGTTCTTGAACTCGGCGTTCCAACGGGTGATGTACAGGGAGTTCACGGACTTCTTGGCGGCTCTACGCCAAGCCAGATACTCGTCCCATACCCTAGAAAGTTCAGCATCAGACCTGATGAAGTCTTCAGTCGGAGGCGTAGCCTCCTTTACTTTCTTAGTTTCTATCTCCTTGTTTCTATTTGGGTGAAATTCCTTTCCTACTTGGGGTGAAGAATTCTTCACGTCTGGGGTGCAAACGGCTTCACCCTCCAGAGCCTTGGTGACCACGTCCCAGACGTTGCCTCCAGCCCTGATAACCAAGCCAGCCTCGGCCAGCCTAGACAGGGAGTACTGGATGTTGCGTACGGACGAGCCCATGTAGGTCGCAAGCGTCTCCTTGGTGGCGTAGCAACCCTTCTCGTTCGAGAGAATGTGCACGATGGACCACAGGAACTTGTCCGAGTGGGTAAGCCTCTGGTCGGTGAAGACCTTGGCTGGTATCCATACCCCCTTGAAGGGGAAGTTAGGCGTTGAGGATGGACTCTCCGACATAGTCTGCGGTGCTGGGCTTGCCAGCCTTTAGCCACTGGGCGTACTTGACGAGGGCATGCTTGTACTGGGCCCTGCCACGCTGGTACATCTCTTCGGAGCACACATACCTACGGCTCATGTTAGGAGCCTCCTTCTCGGTGGCCACATAAACGAACTTGCTGGGCTTGGGTTCGTGGGCGAACACCACGTCCCTGTAGAACGCACACTGCATGGACCAGAGATGGGACTTGGCCGAGCCTATGACGTCGCTATCGGACAGGGAAGCCAGCGATTTTATGTCACGGATTTCGATGACCTTGCCGTTACCCTCGTCCACAAGAGCGACCATGTCGCACCTAATCTTGAACGGCAGTTCCAGACGCTCGTCTTCACCCTCCCATTTGTATTCGATTTCAAGGATGCCCGAATACGAAATCTCGTTCATGGCATTGGTCTTGTCGGGCCTGATGCCCTCGTACATGAGAGGCACGGCACTGTCACGCATACGCATTGCGGTATTGAGGTCGGCCTCCTTGATGAGGTCCTTGCCACCAGCCGCCGCCTCGAATTCGGCATACAGCAGTTTGCCCTCCTTGGTACGTCTGTCGATGTCAGGGAGCACGGCGTATCTGGAAGAGAATTGGTCCTCTTCAAGGACGAGCGTGTGGAACAGACTGCCCATGACTAGGGCTGGAGTCTTCTCCATCGGGTTGAGTCTCTGGTTCTCAGCGTGGGGCACGCCATGCGTGTACACCTTCTTGAGGTAGGACTGGTTCAGGCCGTCCATGGCCCTGTAGTCGGCGTCCTCGATGACGTGCCTTTCGCACTTGAGGAAGATGACCTTGGGGTCGCTGGCGTTCAGGATGTCTTGATAGTTAATCATGTGTTATTTCTGGGTTTGAAGTTCGATGGACTTAAGGAGCAACGCCTTGACGTCGTCCATGCCATTGGGCTGGTGATAGCACAGGAGCCTGTAGGCCTTCCATGCGATTCTACGAGCCTTGTCCTCGCTCAATGCGAGTGCATGCTCAAGTTTGTGATGCTTAGCGGATTTCATGTTGGTTCGGTTGCGAGTGTCCATCAGGACTCAGGAGAGTCAACAGGCTTATTGGTATTTTTCTTCCAGCCTTTACCAAACTTGACGTAGTAATACTGCATCTTGTTCTGGGTCTTTCTAGACTCATCTGGGTTGGCCTTTTCGAACTCATCTGCCACTACGTTCTTCTGGGTACCCCTTGGGGTTCCTCCAGTGCCCTTGAACATGCCAGTCGCTTTCGACAGTTCCGCTATGCTCAGGGTCACAGGCAGATGCTTGATGATGACCTTGGCCTGAGAAGTGGATGCCATGTGACCATGACGTCCTTTGCTATGGGCACCATACGCCGCCCTAGAGTTGCATGACCTGCCCCTCAGTTTGTTACGAGGCACCCTGCTTAGGTTTGAGGAAATCCTTTCAACCTTCACGCCATGCTCAAAGAGGGGGTTGGTGACGGACACGCCCCTTTCTTTGAGTTTCTGGACGAGCAGTTTCCTCTGCTTGATTGCTTCCTTATTCATTTGTTGCAGATGTGGCAGATGCCGTATGGGCAGATGGCACCGCAGTAGTCGCAGATGTTGCCGCCCAGCCAGCCCTTGATGGAGAGGACCTTCATCCGAAGACGACGCCCTCCCCGTTGCTGAAGACGATTTGAGCCATGGCATCGTCATGTACGCCATCAGGTTCGTATTCCCTCATCAGGATGTCGTCGAGCCTGTCTTCGTCATGGTCGGGCTTGGACATGTAGTCCAGATACTTGAGGTAGGCTTCCACCTTGGTAGGCAGGAACTTGTCCTTGGTAGTCTCGACGTACTTGGTCCACTCATCGACGGCCAACTGAGGCGTGACCTTGGTCCACTTGGACTTGTAGCCTTCGCAGTTCAGTCTGCCTTCGACGACCCAGTCCTTAATGGCTGGCTTGCCGCTGGCGGTGGCGTCGAGGCTGGGCCCAGAGAAGGCGGCGTCGAGGAAGCCGCCCTTGGAGAGCGACTTGACTTCGAACCACGCAGGGTTGATGCCCGTCTCGAAGGCACCATTGATGACGCTAGCGATAGCGTTGGTGACCTTGATGTTGTTGATGTCTATTTGGTATTTCATGTGTGTGTTTGGTTGGTGAGATTATCTGATGCCCGAGTATCCAGCGGAGTCTACTCCGACAGTCTTGGCTCCGCCGTTGTGCAACTGCGATGCCAGAATGACTTTCTTTTCGACGTAGGCGTCGAGCACTAGCAGGAAACTGGAGGAGACCCTCTTGCCGCTTTGTGCTTTGACCAGTGCTTTGATAGCAGAGGGTTTGATGTATTTGTGTTTAGCCATGTGTGTGTTGGTTTGGAAAGTGGATGTAGGCTCATTGATGAGATGACTTACGCATACACGGACGCCATACCCCTACGCCGTCCGTCTGACCTACAAAGTGATGCCCCCGAAGGGGCTGGCATTTACCAGAGGAGGCCGATAGTCACGCAGAGGGCGATAAGAAACGCCGTGTCGAGGACTAGAGCGACGACCCAAAGGGTGCCGATTTGGTGCTTGTTCATGTTGTTGTTTGGTTGTGCCATTGCTGGCGGTGATTGCAAGAGGCTCGGCTATGCTAGACCGACTTGCGTCCCGTAGTGCTACCATTACACGGCGGGGAACCTCAAATTTGAGCCTCCGATGGAGGCGTTTTGGCCACCCGAGGGTGTTAGCCAAGGACAGTTTCTAAGACCGCCCTAATTGGTAGGCTTGGGTGATGGGATGACCCCATCTTCTTACCTCTTTGCACTATCAGAGGCCCCAGCCTGTTGTACTCATGTGTGTGAGAAATGGTGACTCAGGAGAGAATCGAACTCTCATTATCTGGTTCGTAGCCAGAGGTCCTATCCGTTAGACGACCGAGTCATTGGTAATTGTTACATGAACTGTTGATTTGAAAGAGCGAGGTTGGCTTGAGTCCGAATGGCAACCCTATGTTTGCGACTTACTCAGTTACTGGTGTTACCCAGCGGCCAACACAGACAACCATGCAGGTCCAGTTGCCTCATGCAACCTCCAAAGTGTTGTTTCTTTGAAGATTTACGTAAGTCGCTGATAATCAGCGAAATAAACTTAAAGCAAACTCACCAAATTGGGCCTGATTATGGGTCTATTATGCCCCTGATAGGCCATTCCACGGATGCAGTTGTACTCCACGAACTCAACGCATGAGTCGTGGAAGTGCTCGTCCGCATTTGCGTATCCATCTTCCAACGACCTGAACGTCTTGTATTTGTTTTCCTGATACAACGTCATGAGCGTGTGCCAATAGACCAGCATCACCCTGTCATAGATTACGTGATACGACCAATCCTTTGGGTCTTGCACTACGTCCACGATTGCGTGGTCATACCATTTCCTCGGCTCCAGCACAGACATGACCGCACCTTCAGCCTCAGAGAATTCGTCGATGAGTTCGCCCAGAGCACTCTTCGGCAGTTTGAACGTCTTGTTCTTTTTCTTCGCCATGTGTGAATGTTTGGGCACACTGCATGCACAGGGCAACTTGAGAATGAACTACGACAAGCACATACTTCTGGGAGGCATCTCCATGGTGGAGTCTGGAAACAACGATTTGGCGGTAGGCGACAGGAAGCATCAGGACGGACCAGCACTAGGCCGCTTCCAGATACACCAGTCCGCATGGATGGACATCAGCAAACTACGCAAGGCCAAGGGCCAACCCATCTATCCGTATCATGACGCATACAAGCGTACGTCAGCCGAGTCCTATGCGGCCACGCTCATCGACGCCATCACCGACGAGTTCATCAGGTATCACGGATGCCGTCCAAGCCCCTCCCTGCTCTACGTCTGCTATTCGCTCGGGCCCAGCGTCATTCCCAAGATACAGTGCATGGTCGGCGTAAGGCCCATCGGCTTCGCTCCTGACCGCTTGCTGGTGAGTCCTTCCATCGAGGCCACGCTCTGGGCCATGGGCTATTCGACCAGCCTCTCCAAACGTAAGGCCTCTCAGGGCAAGCGATACGAGGATTTGATAGTTGCCCACTACGTCTCCATGCGTGACCTTGGCATACCTCTAATCCAATGAGCGACAGAGCCAAGTTCGACATCGACCTCCAGTATGGTCAGGCAGGTGAGAAGTGGCTGACGTGGCTAGGCACCGACCAAGCCAAGGTCGAGGTGAAGACCGAGCGTGATACTTGGGCCACCACAGGCAACGCCGTGTTCGAGTTCAGATGCCGAGGCAAGGCCTCAGGCATAGCCGTCACCACGTCCGACTTCTGGGTTCACAACTTCATGCTAGGCGGCAAGCACTGCATGACCATGGTCTGGCCTACCGAAGACCTCAGGATGTTCCTCAGGATGTGCCATTCGACCAAGGGGCTTCATGGCTCCCGTGTCGTATCAGGCGGAGATGACAATGCCGCAGAGGTCATCCTAGTGCCCATCCAAGCCCTTTGGAGGATTAGTTGCCATACCTTGCCTATGTCAGCCAACCCAAGCCCTCCTAGCCAATCCTAGACCCCTTAGACGACGTGATTAGGTTAGGTCGATTTAATGCGTCGCGTAGGGCACTGGTAATACCTAACAAAGCACACCCCATGTCAAGTCCCCAACTGGTATCATGACTGGTTTGACTGACATTACGTCTAAGCCTGACCTATTGGCCTCACATTGAGGACCAATTAGACATAATTCATGTTGTGCGAAATCGAATCCGACGTCTATTGGTCAGGATTCAGGGGGCGGGGGGGTCCTTCAGCCGCTAGACCGCTGGGGCCGAACGGGTTAGGAGACATTTCCTGTGGGGGCAAAAAGGAATTCTTCGGATTTTTAGACCAAGCCAGAAAAGCCTGAGTCGAAACAGGCTTCTCAACGACAACCTCTGCGTCAATAGCCTGTTCTTTGGCCTTTTTTAGGGCCTCTCCACGTTCCGTAAGTAGTTTATTGATAGTATCATGCGAGATACTGAATCGGTGTTCTACGACGCTTTGGGGCTGGTCCTGTAGGGTCTGAATCTTGTCGATGGCGATGCCCATGGCGATGGGTATCTGGGAGACGTGCAGATTGTCCAGTTCATCGACCAATTTACGGGAAGCCGACTGAACGAAGTTCTTGAGGTTTCGGACAGTGGTGGCCTTGAATTCGTCCTGAAGGCCAGTTGACTCGGGCATGGCCCTTTTGACCGCCATGACGTTATTTGGCGACATCTTGGCCTCCTTGGCGATTTCGAGGATTGGCTTACCTTCCCTCAGGAGTGCCTCTGCCTTGGCTTTACGCTCTTTGGGCACCTTGGAGGCTTTATGCTGGGAAGAGGGGTTAGTGCTCAATCGCTCGTTATCCATGGTTGACTCCTATGTGCCATTGAACCACCTGTCAACTGTGCCTGACGTACACTGCGACTATTTCGAACGTAAGTTCATGGTGGACCTTGTCCCCATCCGAACCACCCACCAGTCAGACCTTCGCATCCTGCGGACCAAGGACGGACGCCAGTTCGTCGGGAAGACCTCCAAGTCCGAGGTGGTCAAGTGGATGAAGGAGTTTGCCAATCGTGCAACCCACTTCACCCCCGACGTCCCCTTCGAGGGCCCCCTTGAGGTCACCCTCTATTTCGGGTTCCCCCTCATCAAGTCCGACAAGGGCAAGGACGCCCCTATGACCACCAAGCCCGACTTCGACAACCTAGCCAAGTCCATGGTCGATACCCTGACCAAGATGAACTTCTGGAAGGACGACTCCCAGATAGTCTTTGGCAAGGTGATGAAATTCCGCACCAAGATGCCGTTCGTCGGCGTCTGGGTGAAACCCTGCAAATTCATAGATTCCGAATACTGCGAGCAAATCCGCAAGCACCTCAATGAAGGAAAGTGAACTGATTAAGGCCTATGGCATCCCCAAGGAGGAACTGAGGGCTTTCCGCCTGACGCTCACCAGAGGCGTGGACTGGGATAAGCAACAGGTGGGCGATAAGCCCGAGAAACTGTGTCCTGTAATTTTTTCCCCTTCGGGGAAGGCTAAGGTTCTGGAGAAATTCGGCGTTAAGGAGGCCAAGCCAGCCGAAATCGACCCAACCACCTTCAAAGCGAAGGTGGTTAGGTGTGACTTCCCGAATCGCCGCTTGATGACCGCCCTCGTCGAAGGTAAGGGAAACCCCATTACAGTGCAGACGTACGACTCCCGCCTGTTCTACCGAGGTGCCGAGATTGTAGTTCAGATGAAGGGAAACGCGTTTTTTTGCTCGCAACGCCCAATCTCCGCACAGAGACTCTTCAGCACTTCCACTAAATCCAAATCAAATGAAGTACAAGAATGACACGAAGCATGAGAAGGCAGAGACTGCAAAGTATGAAGCCTATGAGCGTAGGGCCAAAACCGAGCCCGAATACCGCTCCAAAGGTAAAAAGCCCCAGAGGGGCGGCAAGCGTTGCTAAATTTCCCCGCAAATAAAAACACCCCATCACCCCAATGCAAGAACCTCAAAAAAAGGGCATCAGAGAAATCCTTAAGAAAATCAAAGAAGGTGTCTCTGGTGCAGAAAGAACCTTCCACGGAAATCTTGGCCGTGGAGTTCTCGACGCCGCCGACAAACTCGGCAGTAAGTTGCCAAAGGCACTCCAGCCTGACGAATACTCTCCCGAAGACATGACCAAGGCCATGCAGATTTGGAAGGAGCAGGGCATGGGCAAGATTGGCAACAAGCCCGATGCCGATAGAATCTCCAGAAATAAGGCTTATTTCGAATCGAACAATTACGACACGCCCAAGAAGCAAAGAGACCTGATTAGAAACCGAGGTATTTCCTCGTTTCCAGATTACAACAAGTCCGACAAGGTAGACGGCGTGATGAGCAATTGGAGAAAGCAGATGGAAGAGAACATGAATCCCTACCCCAGCAGAGTTCCCCCGACTCAGGCCGAAATCGCCGCTGGTCGTTCCGTGACGCTTGGTGGTGCCGCTGGTGCTTCCGCCGCCGCCGCCCATTCTTACTGGACGCAGAAGAAAAACGAGAACAAGTAAGATGAGCGAAGCCCAAAGAAAGGCGGCTAAGTCCGCTTTGCAAAAGATTGCAGAGTCGCTTTCCGAAAGAAAGCGTATCGTGGACGCTGGCCTTGCCAAGGGTCAGGAAAAGAACGCCGAATTCATTAAGGGCCTCCAAGGGAGAGTCGGCGACGCAGAAGTGAAGGCACAGTCCGCACGATTCAGAAGCGACTTTTACAAGGAAGTCATGGGCGAAGAGACTCATAACGGCGGCACCATGAGGGCGAGAAATGCCTTTGAAGAAGCCAAGTCGGCGAGAGAGATTGCCGACTACGGCCATCAGGTCCTTGACCCTGAGTACAGGTCTAAGTACGGCGAAATGGAGCAGAGGCTCAAGAAGGTTAAGTCTAGGTCCGATAAAATTGGAAAAGAACTCTCCAGCGTTCAGGAAAAAATCGACCTAGCCTCCAAGGCTGAACAGGCAAACGCAAACAACCAGTTTAGAACCGCTTGGTCTAAGGCCAAGGATGCCACTAGGGGAGGACAGTAACCCCCGCAAGACATGGCGGAAGACGACAAATACGTTCCGTCACAAGGGAACCCCAAGTTAGACCCAACCAAAGGGCCATCTGGGCAGTCTGTCTCTCTGTCGGCTATTAGTGCTTCTAGACTAAAGGAAATCAATGACTTCAATGCCAGTCAGGCGGCTGGCATGGCTGGACTGCTGAGTAGCAAGATAGTCCCAGAGGGCTACGAGATTGGAGACAGCGGTGTTCTTAGAAACATCGGATACAAGTCAACGAAAGGATACCAAACCAAGGAACAGACAAGAATGGAGAGGGCTGGAATCACCGAACGTACTTGGGGAAAGTACAACAGGGGCGAGACGATGGACATGTATGGTAAGACCAAGAACAAGCCATCGAAGAAGTCTCAAATCTCCTCATCTGTTTCCCCGCAATACGGCCAGATTAAATTTAACAGCACATCCCTTAAAACAGCCGCAAGCCCGATTGCTGGAGGAATCAACCCTTGGATTGGGTACGGAAATCCTAACATCTGTGGCCCAGTCAGGGTGAACTTGTACGCTACTACTGGCGGCGTCTATCAGACTACCGCACAAGAGGCTATTAACCTAGGCATGCCTATTCGTCTGGATGACACTTGGGGGGCGGTCTGATGGCATTTGAAAAAGAAACAGTCTGCGGCATAGAACTGACAAAACACCCAGTTATCAAGATGCCAACCGAGGCGGAAGTCTTGGACTTGGCTCAGGAACTGGGAGCAGAGTCGGTATCCGAAATCCTGAAACGCCGTGAGGAGAAGATTCAGGCCGAACAGAACGACCCGTACCGACATGGCTACGAGCCAGAAAGTTGGGCGGAAGCCGACAGGCTCCTGATGTCTGGAAACGAACTCCTTATCATGGGTGGAAACCGAGCGGGTAAGACCGAGTATGCCGCCAAGCGTGTCATGCAACTTCTGTGCAGTAGGCCAGAAAGCCGTGTCTGGTGCCTTCACACGACTTCCCAGACTTCCATCCAGATGCAACAGGCGGTCATCTGGAAGTACATGCCCCCTGAGTTCAAGAACGCCAAGAAGACCAAGGTCACGAACATCCAGTATTCCCAGAAAAACGGGTTCACTGACGCTACGTTCGTCCTTCCGAATAGGTCGCAAATCTTCTTCATGAACTACGGGCAGGAGAAGAAGGTCATCGAAGGTGGCGAACCCGACTTCATCTGGTGCGACGAACTTGTGCCGCAGGACTGGATTGAGACGCTCCGCTACCGACTAGTCACACGCTCTGGTAAGATGATTCTTACCTTCACGCCCATCACTGGCTTCACGCCTGTCGTCAAGGACTACGTCGCTGGGTGCAGGATTAAGAAAACGCTCTTTGCAGACCTTCTGCCAGATACGCAGAATGTCCCAAGCATCCCCAAGGGGCACATGCCCTACGTTGCAGAATGCAGCAAGGGTTCTGCCAATGTAATCTGGTTTCATTCAATCCTCAATAAGTACTCCCCCTTCGAACAAATCAAGTTAGCACTTAGAGGAAGGGGGCCCTACGAGGTAAAAATTCGTGCATACGGATGGGCTGAGTCGCTTTCTGGCTCACAATTCCCCAGATTTGGCGAGGCTTGCATCATCCCAGATGACCTAATTCCTGACGATGGAACGAACTACATGGCCGTTGACCCTGCTGGTGCCAGAAATTGGTTCATGCTCTGGATGAGAGTGATGCCAGACGGCTCTAAGTTCATCTACAGGGAATGGCCCGACATCAGCATGGGCGAATGGGCGATGGCTGGAGAGAAGCACGACGGAAAGGCTGGGCCAGCCCAGCGTCAAGGTGCTGGCATGGGTCTGGATGAAATCAAACGTCACATCCTAGACCTAGAAAACGGCGAAGTCATAGCCGACAGGTACATCGACCCACGTGCTGGCGGAACCACCATTATCCAGAAGGAAGGCGGGACCACTCTCATTCAATTGCTGGACGACGGAGAAAACCCGATGTTCTTCACCCCAGCCGCAGGACTCAGGCTTGAAGAAGGTATTTCCATCATCAACGACTGGTTTTCTTACGACCCAAATCAGCCAGTCTCTTTGGTAAACCTGCCAAAACTTTTCATCTCCGAAAAATGCCACAACTTGATTTGGTGCCTCAGGGAATGGACTGGGCTGGACGCCGAAAAGGGTGCCAGCAAGGACCCCATAGACACCCTTCGGTATCTGGCAGTCATGGACCCCATGTACGGGGGCTCTGACACCTACAAGGCTATCGGAGGAGGCTCTTACTAAAATGCTCCCCAAAGAAACACCCCCACTGCTAAGACTGGCGGACGCCGCCAGAATCTTCAACCTGTCAAAGTCCACCCTCCTGAGGCTCAGGAACAAGGGGGCGATTAAGACTTTCAAGACCCTAGGAGGACAGCACATGTACTTCAGGGACGAAATCATCAACTTTATCAACCAGAATACCCATGAACTTCAAAAGCCCGACTCCTCACGCTGATAAACTGGCGTACCACGCCGAGAAGCCAGACATCGAACTGCTTCTCACCGAATACCAGCGGTCCGCCTTCCATGGCACCATGGTGTCGAAGATGAACTACGCCGACGACATCAGGCTCACCAGATGGACTGGCCAGACCGACGACGGGAAGAAGCACTCTTGGGCGAGACCTGACGGCGACCCTGCCTTCCCTTTCGAAGGTGCGTCGGATGTCCGCATCAGGCTCGTAGACAGGCTCATCAATGACCAGAAAGCCCTCCTTCTGACGGCCTTCAAGGGGTGCACCCTTAAAGTGGGCGGTACAGAAATCACCGACACCATGTCCGCCGCTTCCGCCACAACGCTCATGCGTTGGATGGTTGAGACCAAGATTAAGAACGAACTCCACAGGGAGGCGGAACTCGCCGCTGATTACGCCCTTACTTACGGCTGGTCCGTCGTGCAGGTCACTTGGGAGCAACAGATGGGCACCAGAGTGAACAGCATGAAACTGGACGAACTCCAGAACATGGCCATGATTGAGAAGCAAGAGGGCAACGTCAACGGAGGGGAGGGCACATTTGGAAAACTGTTCAACGCTGTGGTAGACCCCTCAAAGGAAGAATACGCCATCGCCCTGCTCAAGGACGTCATGCCACAGATGAAGCAGAGAGACATGAAGAAATTCGTCAAGGGCATGAGAGAGAACGGAATCGGCGAAATCCCTGAAATCTACGTCCAAAAAAACCTGCCCCACGTAGAGGCACTCAAGCCTTTTGACGAAGTATGCTTCCCTCCCGAGACAGCCGACCTTCAAAAAGCCCGTGTCATTTTCCGTAGGCAGTACATGACCGAGGTCGAACTCCGCTCTACCGCCAAGATTGCTGGCTGGAACGAAGAATGGGTGGAAAAGGCCGTGAACAGCATGGGCAACCACTACTACTTCAACGACCCTAACCTGATTCCCACCACCACCATGCTCAACTCGAACATCGAGAGGGGCAACAACCTCATCGAGGTGGTGTGGGCATACTACAGGCAGTTGGACGCAAGCGATGTTCCTGCCATCTACTACACTGTCTTCAACCCGCACTGCGGTGCCGACCTGTACGCCAAGCAGGACATCCTGAACTACGCACACGGGGAGTACCCGTTCGTCGAGTACAGGCGTGAAAGAAACAGAAGGGCAGTCGCCGAGTCCAGAGGAATCCCAGAAATCAACAAGACCGAGCAGGACGAAGTAAAGGCACAGCACGACGCCATCAGGGACCGAACCGCCTTCGAGGTGCTTCCCCCCGTCAAGGTTGTCAAGCGTATCGGTGCACTCAACAGAATCGCCCCCGCACAGGTTCTACCCGTCTCAAGCAAGGACGACTACACTTGGCTTGAGTCGCCGAGAAGCGACGCTGGCATGGCCTTCCAAGTCATCCAGCAGGTCGAGCAGAACTTGGGCAACTACTACGGCTTCGCCGTGGGTGAACTCATCGACCCCCAGAAGGTACAGATGCTGAAGCAACTTCAGGTGGACGGATGGCTTATGTTCTGGAACAGGGTCTACACCCAGATGTTCTCGCTCAGCCTCCAGTTCATGTCCGAGGAAGAAATCATCCGAATCACTGGTAGCCCCCTCAAGCAGGGCATGCAGGACATCCATAGCCAGTTCGACTTCAACGTACGCTTCGACGTACGTGATACCGACCCCGAGTTCGTCCAGAAGAAACTGGAAGCCATCATCAAGACTGTCGTGCCACTCGACAGCGGTGGCATCATCGACAGGAACAAGTTGGTCAAACTGGTCATCGAGTCCATCAGCCCTGATGCCGCCAGAGAACTGGTCATCGACCAAGCCACTGCGTCCCAGAAACTGTACAAGGACGTCGTCAGCGACATCGGAATGATGATGCTCGGCAACGAAGCCCTGTACACCGAGATGGACCCAGCCGCTTCCAGCAAGTTGCAGTTCGCTCAGGACATCATCCAGAAGAACCCCAAGGCTCAGCAAGCCCTCCAGAGCGACAGAATCTTCCAAATCCTCTTCGACAACTACACGAAGCAGTTACAGTTCTCGGTTGACCAAGAAAAGAACAAGCAAATTGGCAGAATCGGCGTTTCCCCCGCTTCCGAGGAGATTCAAAAGGAATTCGGCGAAGTTAAGGCCCAGCAACAGGCCGCCCCGCCGCCCCAGCAGACCCAAAACACCACCATTAACGTCAACGCTCCCATCGCATGATGTCCGAAGAACGTAAGAAAATCGTGAAGTCCTTCCAATTCAGGACTCACGAAGGAGAAGACCTCTACAAGGCCGTCTTGGTCGTGTGCGACTTGGCCCTTCAAATCGAGATGTCGAAGGTGATGTCTCCGAATACCCTCGGAGAGGCCAGAATCCACTCCGCTGGCAGGATGGACGCAATCAACGACATGCTTCTTGAGATTCAAAGGCTCAGGGAAGAGGCTAAATCGGACCAGTCTTAAGAGAAAAGCGACTCAAAGCGTAGTGAGGACATCACGACGCTTGCTGGGCGAACGAAAAGGGGGTCAACTTTCAATGCTTCTGGGAGCACTAAACCCTGACTATGGAAGAAAACACCAATCAGCCCACCGCTGACCTCGAACTTGGGACCGAGGTTAATACCCCCATGCCTGATAACACCACCGAGGTTACACCCGACTCCTCGGCAAACGACAAACTCGCTGATTTTTTCATGCGAGCCTTATCTGACGGGCAGATGAAGACGGAGAGCGGATACTCCGAAAATAAAGAATCCGAAGCAGAGGCTCAGGAGACCGAGGCCGAACAAGCCGAAGAACCCCAAGCCGAAGCGACCACCGAGGCGGAAACCGACGAGGTTCGTTCCGATGACGACGGCACTCCGAGAGGAGTCCAGAAGCGTCTGAATAAACTGACGGCCCTTCGGCGTGAAGCAGAGGAACGTGCAAAGAAACTCGAAGAAGAACTCGAGTCGCTCAAGCGTCAACAGGCCGCTCCAGTCAAACCCGCTACAAATAACCCTTATGCGGAGTTAGACACGGAAGACAAAATCAAGGCCGAGTACGAGCGACAGAGAAAGATTCGACTGTTCTGCGAACGTTACCCAGATGGTTACTACGATGGTGATAGCGAGGAAAAGAACGTCTCGAAGGACGAGATTGCCAAGGCGAAGGTCGGGGCACTCAGAGCCATCGAAGAGTTTCTTCCCCAGCAAGCCCAATACGTTCAGTCGTCCAGAGAATACAGAAATCTGGCCCGTAAGGAGTTCCCTTGGCTCGACGACCCCACGGATGCCCGTGCGTCTACCGCCAAGAAGTTCGTCGAAGCGGTGCCCGAAATCAAGAAGTTCCCTGACTATGAACTGTATGCGGCACAGTTGGCCATGGGCATGGTCTCGTACAATGCCCAGAAGAAGAACGCACGTAACTTCGTCCCCAATCCCACTGTCCAAGTCCAGCCTACTCAGACTTCCTCGGCACCCCGTCCCGCCATGCGTGTGGACGAGGCGAAGGCGAAGGAGAGCATGGACCGCTTCCGCCGCTCAGGTTCTGTCGATGACTTAGCCGAAGTGTTTAAGAGCAAGTTCATCTAATCCTACAAAACTATCATGGCCTCCCTATTCGAAAGACAATTCCAGAACACTCGCCCCCTTACGGGTGCCAGAGTCGGTATCAGAGAAGAACTCTCTGACCTCATCGCCAACGTCGATGCCAAGGACACGCCCATCACCTCGATGGCCAAGCGTGGCTCCAAGCCTGGCAATACGACCTTCAGATGGCAGGTTGACCGCCACCCCGACCCGTCGATTGAACTCGGCGTTCTCGATGGTGCCGACGTTGACCCGACCAATCCGAAGGACAACTCCGACTTCAAGCAGTACACTATCGGCTACAGAGAAGAAGTGGAAAACAACATCCACATGTTCCGCAGAGCCGTTCACGTGTCTAACCTGACGCAGGACATCCTCAACATCGCTGGCGTTAAGGACGAACTCAGCCGCCAGTTGGGCAAGGCCACCATCGACCTCAAGCGTTCGATGGAAATGACCTTCACCTCTGACGTCCTCCCCGCTATCGACGATGGTGCTACCCCCTATCGCACCCGCTGTCTTACGGCTTGGATTAAGAACGACCTCCTTGGTGCCTCTTACAACACCCAGCAGAAGTATGGTTCTCAGGCCCAGCCCATCCGTCCCATCGGCGAGAACTTTCGCACCCCTGCCTCGTCCATCGTCGGCACTGGTGAGACTGTTGACCAGTTGGGTGAAAACACTGTTCAGGACCTCATGACCTCGGTCTATGAGCAGACTGGCCAGTTCAAGAACCACGAAGCCGTCGTCGGCACCGCCCTCAAGCGTCAGTTCACCAACCTCGTCTACACGAAGTCCGAACCCTCGCTTACCTCCAGAATCCAGAACAACAGAGATGCTAACTCCGACAGCATCAAGGTGTCCGTGGACTACTTCGAGGGCGACTTCGGTAAGTTGGCTCTCATTCCGACCCAGTTCCTCCATGCGGGTGTCAACCCCTACCGCATCGTCGATTGCGGTTCTGGTGCCACTGGTGCCTCCTACTCGGCCACTGGCCGTTACGCTGTTGTCGATGGCGTCTACGCCGCCGCCGACGTGACCTCCAATGGTGCTGGCCTTAACGGCTCTGGCAAGAACCTCGTCTGGCTCAAGGACGCCACCACGAATAAGTATGAGCGTGTCGCTTATGGCACCGCTAATGCCGTTCCTGCCCGTTTTGCCACCGAGGCCGAAGCCAAGAACTACGTCAACCTCCACGCCAACAACGCTAAGTGCAAGGGCTTCATCATCCCTTGGGACATGCTCGAAATCCGCTACGGCGGCAACATCGCTCAGGTCCGTGAACTTACCGAAAACGGCGGTGGTCCCCGCAGAATGATGGAAGCGATGGCGGCTCTCGTCGTCCAGTCGCCCCTTACGTTCGGCATGCTGGACTACAAGGCGGCTACCTCCAACGGCGGTCTGCTGTCCTAAGCGGAACGGAGCATGGCTGGAATCCAACCCATCCATGAAGCCATCCCGTCCGACCTTCTTAAGCCTATGCTTGAGGAGTTTCGGACGGGGTGGGAACTCCGTAAGGTCCAAGCACACGCCCAGAAGAAACTGATTGGTCAACTCAATCAGCAACTTCACAAGCACGTAGACGGACTAGGTCAGTTATCCATGCGAATCCCAGTGGACTCCTACCACTACTGGGGCCAGCGTCTCGGATACGCCTGTTGGAAAGACAAGGGATTCGTCAAAGACTTCCTTAGAGACAACCCTGAGTGCAAGGTAAACTCCAAAGCGGAGAACACCACTCTGCTGGTCAACGGGACTAAAGGCCTGTTCGACCAGTTCGGTAGGGCAATTTCATAATGGCATACACCCCGTACAATAAACAGGCATCTAGGCCCAAAGGAGCAACTCCGCCAAAGCCACCTGCACAGTACGCTGGCCCCGAGGGTCCTGAACTTAAGTTCGATAGGACTACTTACGCTGGGCAAAAGGCTTACGAGGCCGAGATGTCTAGAATTAGAAGCATGGGCAGGGACACGCTTACGACTGTATCGCTCGATGGAGTTACCACTCTTAAGGCTAAGTCTACTTGGCGTAGGCCAGAAGCAAAAGGGCTCAACTTACAGCCTCCTGAGTAATGCGTACCATCAACTTCAGCGAAATCCTGCATACCGCACTGCAACTCTGCGGTCTGGATAGGAACCTGACGACCCCTGATAGGTTCGCTACTGTAAGGGATTTTGCATCCAGACGCATGCAGACTGTCTGGGAACAGCACGAATGGCCTGAACTCAAGAAGTTTCAGCAGTGCCCTACTGGCATCGTCAGCGAACGAAACAAGGTCATCCTTCCCAGCGACGTAGGTCAGGTTCTTGCCGTATGGACCAAGGACCCTCTTGCCCACAACTCCATCGAAAAGGACTTCGTTCTTAACGGAAGCGACTGCTTCCTGATGAACAACGCCGACCAAAACGTCTGGGTGGAGTACAGGAGCGACGCTCCTAAGTTGTTCGGCGACCCTTGGGACACTGCGGTGTCCTACAAAAAGGGTGCACAGGTCTATTTTGATGCTGGCAGTGGCACTAGTTCCCTAGTACCTGTCAGCGGAAGCCCCGTCGTGGGCAATTTTTATGAATACACTGGCGAATCGCCTTCAGGCACTGGCTCAATCCCTACTCTCGGTTCTTGGCAAATTGTTCAAGTCCCACGACTGTTCGGCTCCTATCTCATCCACGGCGTTCACGCCGATTACCAACGCTCCCAAGGCCAGACGGAACTCGCCCAAGCGGCTGAAGCCGACGCCCAGACGGCCCTCGACCAAGCCCTCGACCAAGTCCTTAGGCAACAAGGCCAAGTAAGGCGTATCAACTTCAGAAACTACTAAAATGTCCCACATCCACCAGCCCCAGAACATCCCCAGCGTCGATGTGACTGTGTTCAACAGCATCGGCACCAAGATTAAGGTCCTCGAAGGCGTCAGAAACAGACGTGTTTTCGGAATCGTCAACACCTCTTCCGATACCCTTCTGTACATCTACCTCCAGCCCGATGGTGCTGGCTCCCCCATCGTCCTTACTCATGAAAAGAACGCCAACAAGCATGACGGCGGCTCCTTCGAATTGAACGGCTACAATGGCGAGGTCTGGGTTGATGGCGAAGGTTACGTCTACCACCACGCACAGTAATGCCATTCAAGGGCGACAGCCGACTGGGTGGCCCTCACGATAACGAGGTATCCCTGAATGGAACAGCGGACGAGGACAACAGCGTCCCTCCGTATGGCACTTTTGTTTCTGGACCATTTACGAGGTCTTTAAGTATCACGATTCAACAGGCAACTCCTCCAGAAGTTGTTTCAAGCGGGTTAGAAAACTATTCCAATTACGCAGACGGAGTAGGAGGTACGTACGAGGTCGTAAATTACACTCAATACCCTCAGGCTGGTACTAGGCTTGGAAGTTCACAATGGGATGCAAGAATTCAGTATTCCACTTATGTGAACGATGGCACTGAGTTGCAGTTCCCAAATGGGAAGACAATCGTCAAATGGGCCTTGGCAGATGGATACGGAAGTTACTGGGAGGAAGACGTAACCATCGGAAGTTACTTCCCAGCAAACACCCCAGTGGTAAACGCACCATTCTCCACTGTATCATACCAGACATACACAATCGAAGGCTATGGGACCTACGATACTGGGATTGCATACGGAAATACGCTCATCTGGGGAGAGATGGAAGGTCAGCCCAATGGCGTAATCTCAATGAGCACCAGTGCCGAATTCGTAACTGGACAGCATTATCCTGATGGAACGTTCATCGTAGATGCCCCAGACTCGTCTGTAGAAGTCCCATCTGGCTCTGGTAACTACTACTTTGACGGAAATGACAATAGGTGGGAATGGGACGGAAACGGAGTTGGCGTATTCCGATACAGCGGACTTTACCCAGACGGGACTTTTATCACCAACTACGACGGGACTGACTACTACTGGGATGGTAGTGGCGGATACAGAACCTGATGGCACTCCGTAAGCACCAGATTACTAGAGGCCACAGGGCTATTCACACTCCTGAAGGGTTTGTGCATAAACTATCCTCACGTGGCTCAATCATTCCTCCTCCAGATGACCAGCCATACATCGCTTGGGGCTCATACTGGGCTGGACCTTTGATTTTATCTGGTGGCGGTGTCGGAGGTGGAACAAACCCAATTAGGTCCCTGACTTTGAATTTAGACCAAATTCAATTTTACCCAATGTACGAAGGGATGCAAGATGCCTAAGGAAATCAAACCAGATGGCGACCTCAGGTTTGAAGGATTTGCCTCTTACCCTAACAGTGCCGCCTTCTCTGCGGAGGCTGGCATCTTGGAGTACTCCGAGAACATGGAACTGGTGGAGGGTGTAGCAAGCCCACGCAAGGGTAGCGTCACTGCGGCAACCGCCTCAGCACCCATCACCTACGCATGCTCGGCCTCTGGAACCAACGGAGACAGCATCTTGCTGTGGGGAGCCAACCAGCGTTTCAACTGCCAAAACGGAACGCTCACTTCGGTCAATCTGGCGGCTAAGGTAAAAGCCCGTGGTCAAGGTTATCAGGACGCCATCACCATGGAGACCGCCGATACGGACTTCACGGCTGGTGCAAACATCGTCGAGCGGCTGGTTACGGCAAAAGGCGATAAACTCAATTTCACGCTCTACACTGGCAACCAAGGCTATGAGCCAGATGCCGCTTATCTGGTGCAAGGCACCTATGACGACATTCAGGCCATCCTGCCAGATGCCAACGCAATGCTGGTTTTTGGAAAAAGAAGCATCTACGAGGTAAAGGCTGGCCTAGGCAGACAGGGGAACATCAAGCGTCAGCCTAGCATGGAGGTATTTCACAAAATTCAGAAAATCTCCACTGTAGACGGATTGGCGTCCAAAGACGGGGTTTGCAGGTTAGGCTCGAATGTCCTCTTCATGGACTACGACGGCATCAAGATGGCAAAGTACAATGGTGCACAAGCCTCCTATGAAGAAGGAAACGCACCCATTTCCAACCAAATCGAGGACATCTTCAGGGAAATCGACCCTGCCAAGTTGCATGAAGTCACTGCGGTAGGTGTTAATGGAAGGGCTTACTTTTCATTGCCGTTGCTTGGCTCTTTCAACAAATCTGTCGTGCTGGTCATTAATCCGTATAGCAAGACCCCATTTGAGTCTGTCTATGTCTACCCTTACTCAATCGACATCTTGGCCACTGGTCGTAAGAACGGCTCGATTAGACTCTGGGGAATCAACAAAGCAGAAGGAAAAGTTTACCTGCTGAACGAAGGCACTACCGATAGTGGAGCCTCAATTACATCCACTATCCGTAGTAGGAACTACATGCTTTCCTCCCATTCGGACAAAAAGTACGATGACCTCTTCCTGTCGCTGGACACAAAAGGCCCTGCCGAGGTCGAGTC